TGCCGACTTCAAGAGTAGCACTAGAACCGACTAGAGTAGTGTTACAAACAGCTAGGATTCTCATTCTAACAGTTCCAGATACCTTAAAAAGGGTAGCAGGATTACCTGTTCCATCATAATCACCAGGATCGTTAGCGGTAGCACCGGCAAAAGTCATAACCTTATCTAATCTTTGTCCATAATCTGTATCTAATATTGGTCCATTTGAACCTTGTGGGGTATTCATAATTTACTCCTTTGATTTTTCAATTTTAACTATTTCTTTACCATTCAAAAAAACATCGTATTCAATTCCATCTTTAAATTCGTGAATAATGTCAGTAATGACAATTTTTTTAATTTTCTTTATTTTTTTAGACATATTTTTATTAATAAATCATTAACTTCTCCCCACCCATATTAGATGGGGAGAATAAAAACTTTGCTTAATTAAGTTTATTCTACAGCTAAACCTGTGCTGATGTTTGTTGGTACTGGACCAGTTACCCAAATTCCAACAGATGCTTCTCGCATTAAAGAACAATTCCAAGCTGTACAGTTGTCAAGCATGATTATTCCTCTTCCTTGTTTTCCACCAGATGAAGTAACAGCTTCTGCTGGTACAAATCCTAATTCTGCTGCTATAAAATCACAGCCTTTGAATTTAGCAAACCTTTCAATGTCGTTTACTCCAGTACAATCAACAAAAGCGTTGGCAGTACCACCAGCTAATCTAGCAAAAGTACAATCTTTGAATATAGCATCTCTACTTACTTTACCAGAAACTATACCTGCTTTAAAAGATACACATGGTCTAATAATTGCGGTAGCAACTTCGTTAGCAGTTGAACCAATATAACAATCAATAAACTGTGGCGAATCTCCATTTTGAACTAACTCTGCGGCTGTTGTTTCATCTAAATCAGTAGATTTATAAATTTCACAACTACGATAAATTGCGTATTCACCAGCTTCAATAACAGAATAAAGACTTTCATCTTTAGTGTTTCCAGAATCAAATTTAATACCAGTAAATGTATTACCTACACCTGTGTTTGTTATAACAGCTAGATCAGTAGCAGCTGATGTAACTCCCAAAGTAATTCGTGTTCTAGCACCCATACCTAAAGAACCACCTCTAAAAGAAAGTCCAACAAAGTGAACTCTGTTTTTAGCGATAGTGAGCATTGAAGTTTGAGCATGTGCAGCATTCGCACTTAAGAGAATGATGTCATTTCTATTACTAGTAACATCCGCATAAGCAGAAGCGATAGTAGAATGAACCGCGAGAGTTCCATCTTGATAAGTTTTTTGGTATTTATCAAAAAATTCTTTGTAATTACTATCCGCTGTTGGGATAACATAATAAACATTTCCAGTCGTGGCAGGTATTCCATTAGCTGACGAAGCTAATCCATTTAGAACTTTTTCAAGAGCTAAATTTCCTGCGGAAGCGATGTTATTTTCACTCATCTTTTTTGTTTCCTTTCTGTCTTTTCCTAGCCTACCACTAGGCTAGGATCAACAATAAATAATAATTTTAATAATTAGCCGAAAGCTACCCAGCTACATTGTTTACTCATAACATTGACATCTGTGTCAAGTCCGAATATAAAACCTCTATCACTAACAGTAATACCTTCACTTGTAACTAGTGTTCTAGTACCATTGGCAACTGTTACGATACCTTCTGCATCTGCCATACCTTCTTGCCACTCAATTTGAGTTTTGTCTGTTTCGTTTACAACTTTTACATATCTAGGTTTAAAACCTAAATCACTAAAAGTATAAGCAGCGACAGTACCAGTATCATAATATGTACCAGTAGCCATTCTAAGCAAAGTCGTAGGTGTTTTTGTTGTTATTGTTTGTGCCATAATTTTTTTATCCTTTTATAAATTTAATTAATAATTAAGCGGAAACTCCAACTTGTAAATCAACGATGTAGTTAGCATTCAAAATACTAGCAACATAGAAGGCCTTCCAACCGGAAGTTGTTCTTTGATCTAATGGGTCAGCTGTTCCAGCACTACCTAAAGGCTTGACGATGTTTGTCAATGCTTTACCAGAAATTCTAGTTTGAGCATAAGCATTCTTTCCGAAGATAAGAACGTGATGAACATCATTGCTGTCAGCACCAGCGGAGCTTTCAACATAAGCATTTGTAGTTTCTAAGAAACGAACTCCACCGAGAGAACCAATTTCGTCTTGCATTACCATAGAACGATTTGGATATTTTTCTGTAGGAATCCAACCAGTAGCATCATCTAAATCGTATCCAACATCTTCAGAACAGATACCGACAAAACAACGACTAACAGGTGTTGTGTTGTAACCAGTAGAAGGATTAATCATGGAAGTAATCATTTTTGCATTATTTCCTTTCAATGTTCTAACTACTTGTTTAACTTCTTCTCTATTAATTTTCATAGCTGCTGTAATTTCATCAGTAGCAGTAGCGGTAGAAGGATATTGCACAGTTGCACCAGCAACTAAAACATCTCTACATAATTGATCTAAAGAATCACCGGCTTGTTCACCGAGAATTTCAGCTGTTTCTGTAAGAATAGGGTCGTAAGTTTGAACTAAAACGATATCAGTTAAGGTAATGTAATAACCATACTGTAAAACAGTAGCGGTCATGTCTGTTACGCTTAATTGGCCACCTGAAGGTGTAACACCTCCCGTGAGAGCGGTTGTTTGAGCTGTTAAAAGTCCATATCTCCTAAATTTAATAATGTTAGTTCCAGAGTTTGCAGAAATATCTCTGACTTGCGCGAAGCGATTATGAATGAAAGCTGGAATAGCTTTATCCAATAAGGCTCGGTCATAAAAACAATTTACCTCTGCAGGTATTTGAGTTCTTGTTGTGTTTGCCATATTTTTTGTATAAATATAATAATAATATGAAAGCACAAAAAAAGGCCCACCAAAAAATTCTGGTGAGCCTTCGGGTTATCCGATTGTGCTATCTACTATAAGTATAAACTATATGGACTTAAATTTAAAGGGCGTTGCCTACTGGCTGTCCTGTTTTTTCGTCATTTCTGTCAATCAACCATTGTTTACCTGCGTTGTTTGTCATTTCTAGTTCTTTAGCAATTTTTTTAGCAACTCTTGTAGGAACTTCAACATAAACACCTCTAGGAATTAACCATTTAGCACCATTGACTTGGATACTTTTTATTGTATCTTCTGTGGTTAATGCTATTTGATAAGATTCTCCTTGCTTATTTTTACGCCATTCAACCTTGCCTGGTTGTCTTCCTGGTTCGGAAGGAACCATTAAAGACATCATTGGTTCACTTAGCCATATATTCATCATTATTTGAGCTTTACTTCTCCAACTTTTTTCAACAGTTCTTTCTTCTTTTGGATTTTTAAGTTCTTCTATTGTTTTAACTTTTTCAACTTCTTTTGGTTGAGCTTCAGCAATTTCTTTAGCAGTCTTCTCATTTAATTTCTTCTCTTTAAGAATACCAAGAACAGTAAAGGCTTGTGCTTTTGAAATAAAAGCTTTAGCAGTTTTTTCATCTAAACCATTAACAATTAACTCTGACTTTAATTCTTGTAATGTATAATCATCTATTGTTTTCATATTTTTTTTTAATTATTAATTATGGCCAAATACTTTGGCTCTTTGGGTGGCAAAGTCTTCAGCAGAAGCCTTACTCCAGTCTGTTCCACCCGCCTCAACTTTTCTAACTGATTCTCCTGGAGATTTTGTTTTGTTTGCCTTAGCGTGAGCTGCAGCTTCTTTATCAGCTCCAATTTTTTGAGCATCTTTAGAGGACACTATAGCGGCAATACCGTTAATTGGAACATTCTTGTAATTAGGATGATTCTTATATTTGGTAATAACTTCTTCGTATTTAACAAATTCAGGATGTTTTCTAAGAAAAGTATTTAGTTCAGCTGCTTTAGCAAGTTCAGTTTTAACCTTATCATCCACAACTTTACTTATTCTAGCTTTATCTTCCACATCAATATCATCATCATCATCATCATCTTTTTTAGTTTCTGGTAAATCTTCTGGTCCTAGCTTTTCAATATCAACTTCCTCTTCTTCCTCAACCTTCTCAATCTCTTCCTTTTCTTCTTCAACCTCCCCACTTTCGTCATTTTCTTTTTCTATTTCTTCAATAGTTTCTTCATTTTTAATTTCTTCAACTTTTTTTTCTTCCATAGTTTTTATCCGTTTTTCGGTAAACTTGTAATTGATTAATTATACAATTATTTTAGTCTTTATTCAAACGGATCATCATTAGGCATCTTTTGAACTACCTGCTCTCCTAAATTCTTAATCATAGTATCAGGAGTATCTATCATTTCTTTATGGAGAGAGAATACTTTTCGTAATGTTTCCACATCGTGAATCGTTTCATCTTTAGCCCCAACCAATATTCTATTCTTAATAACTTCCATATTTTCTTGCTGAATCATTTCAAACAAAATCCAACCTGGATGAAGCTTTAAAGATTTAAAACTTGCAATAGCTGCGTCTTTTTTTTCTTGTGTTGATAAATCTATCATTATTAAGCTACCGGTTGAACACCAGATTGTCCACTAGTTTCGCTAGGAGCAGTTGGTTTAAACTTAGGTTGATTATTATTAACATTTTTCAATTCACCATCTTCTGTAGGATTAAAATCTGTTTGAGTTTGGTCCTCAGGAAATAACTCAGGTCTTGTCTTTTTAACGGACAAAGCTTTTTTGTGAGTTTCAATATGAGCCTTACTGGCTTGGGTTTCCTTAGCCTTAGCATGAATTTCCAGATGAACATTATGGTCATCTTCTGGTAAGACAGGCACTAATTTATTATCGTTAAGCATTTGATTTTGGTCTTCAGCAGTTCTCTCATCAATAGTTTGAGGAAATAATCGGTTTACTTTATCACTACTTAGGCCGTTTAACTTGCCTAATTCTTTTAATCCATATCTTCTATTAGCAGTAGGATCTGATAAA